TCTCCATCTCCAGCAAATGCGTCCATAGCAATAGTAGTATCACCAACTGCGTGAACTCCATTTACTAATACTGTTCCTGTTTCACTTCCTCTAGCATCTTCTATCTCTGGTGGGATAATTGTAAAATTTTCTTTTCTTGATTTTTGCTTCATAATAAAAGCCATCAATTCACCATATACATCTGATCTTTTTCCTACAATTATTTTTGCAGTAAAAGCAAATCTTTGACCATCAATTTGTCTTGCAAGTTTTTTACCTGAGTCTGATTTAGATATAATTGTGTTTTGGATAGACTTGATACCCATTGTTGAAAATGCAGAACTTGATATTGGAAATGCACCTGACATTATATTAAATTACCTTGACCCTTTTCGTTTAATGCTTGATTAATTAATTGAGATATTGTTCCTCTTGAATTTACAAGTAATTCTTCAAATCCACTTGCATCAACAGTATTGATGTTAAAATTAACATTTACAGGACTCCCCCCTGTACCTCTAGCAGATTGTGTTATTTGACCTGATGAATTAGGTATAAACATCTCAGCACCTCTTTCACCAACTATTGTTGGTTGACCTTTTCTAACTGCACCACCTGATGCAAATAATTTAAGAGGTGAAGAACCACCTGAAGCAAAACTAAAAGCCGCCATAGCCGCTTGTAATCGTAATTGAGTTTTCATCTCATTTGTTTTTCTTCTCTCTAAAACAAGTTCAATTTGTTTTCTTAAAATTAATTCAATAGTAAATGATAGTAATTTTACCATAATTGATTGTGCTAATTTTTGCATAGTTTCTTGTAAATTTTTTCCTAAAACGATTGATTCTGCTAGTGCATCTGAAAAAGATTTTATACCTTTATTTAATCCCTTGCCTATTGTAATTCCTATAGATGTCATTTTCCCAAGCATTTCTTGTAAAGACCCTTTGTTAGCATCTTCAAAAGAACTAAATATACTTAAAAAATTTCTTTTTATTGCTTCTGATAATGTTTCAACTTTACCAAAATTAATTTCCATTCCTTTTGAATGATGCTCTACATCTTCGACAGCAATACCAATTTTGTTGAATAAGCCCAATGCTTCTTTTAATTTATTAATTAAGTTTTTTATTGCTCCAATAATTCTGTCAAGTTGTGATAAAAGGATTACAGCACCACCTATAAATAAATTTTTTCTAACAGTTGCGTTAAAACCAATCATAGCACCATTAGCAACACCTATTGCTATTGCAAGATTATGAAAAAATCCAACAACTTTCATAGCAATAAATATTCTAAAAGCTTCTGTTAAAAGTTTTGCATTGTCTTTTAAAAATTTTAATGTTTTTGCTGTAGTTTCTATAACAGCACTAAGACCTGAACCAATCATTCTTCCAAAATCAGCTATTTCTTTTCTATTTTCTTCAACTGTTTTTTTTAAATCTCCTAAATTATTTTTTAATGCTGTAAAAAAACCTTTTGATACTTCAACTTGAAATATAAAAAAAGCATCTTTTAAATTTGATATTGTACCAAATAATGTAAGTGCTAATTCGTCCATTAAATTACCAAATTCGCCACCTGTTCCAAATGCGTTTGACAAACCTTTAATAGACTCTTTTGTGTTAATTGAAACTCCCTCTTTAAAACCAGCCATAGCTTTTATTCCTCTTTCTCTAAAAAGTTCTGCACTAGATATACCAGCACTAAACGATCTTTGAACTTGTAGAGAAGCAAGGGCAAAATCATTACCTAATAGTGTTGCAGTATTTCCAGTAATTTTTAGCAATTCTTCAAAAGAAACACCATTTGCTTCAGCTTGTTTTCTAACTGTTGCTAAAGCTGTTATACCTTGTTGTATATTTTTTAATTCAAAAGGAGTAGTGGCGGCAAATTTTGTAACTGCTTCTAAAGCTTTTTGACCCTCTTTAGCTGAACCAAATAAAGCTTTTAATTGAACCTCTAATGCTTCAATTTGAATACCAGCATCAACAAAACCTTTAATAACTATTCCAGCACCTAAACCAATAAAAGCATTTTTTAAATTAAAAACAGCACCTCTAACTTTCGCAAGACCAGCTTGTAATCCTGTCAATGCTTTTGTAGCTTTATCTCTTGCTACTATGTCTATGAATAGTTTTTGACTTGCCATTATTTATATTTCCTTAATTCAGCTAGTTGTTTCTGAGTTTTATACTCATCTTGTTCTTTTTTCAAGTAAGCTATCCAAAGATTGTAATGGCTAACAGGCATATCTAATACCTTTTGGATTGGTAATTTAAGTCTATCAGCAACCACCAACATTGATAAAGTATTGGGGTCGCTACTTACTTTTTTTCGGCTTCTTGTAATGATGTATCTGCTAAAATCTTATTTGCTACTGTAGCAATAACATTTGAATCTGCTTTTCTTCTAAGTTCAAATTTATCTTCTAATTTAAAAGCTTTTTTAAGATTACCTTTTTCATCTTTTACTTGCAGTTTCATTATTAATAAATCTACAAGAACTGTAAGGTCTTGAAAGTTGCTTGATTTTTTAAAGATAATATTTTTTTCTTCAAGTGTTAAAGGTTCAGAATAAAATACAGATGGATTACCAGCTTCATCTTTCCACTCCTCAACTTCAATAGTTAAAGTTTGTAGAGTTTCAAAATGAGATTTAACTCTATCTATTACTGACATAAATTATTATTCAGTTCCGATTGTTAAAGCACCTGTTCCTTGAAAAGTAACTGATCTAGCAACTACTCCATCTAAAGGCTGTGATACTGACATTCCTGTAATAACACTTGCACCCTCAAATTTTCTGTCGCCTGACGAACTTCCCTCAGGTAGTAATTTAAAAGTTATACTTGCACCAGCGACTAATTGTGTTTGAACACTATCCGCTTCGTCAAAGTGCATTTCTAAAGTACCTGAAAAAGATGTTCTTCCAGCAATAAAAGTTTTTGCTGAATCAGCCATTTTTGTACTTTCAACAACATCTCCTGTTGTTTCTAAAGTGAATGATACAAGTTCGCCAACTGCTGTGCCGCCAACTACTACTTCACCCTCTTTACCATGATGTACTGCCATTTTTTTCTCCTATAATTAATTTGTTATATTAGTTTTCTTCTTCTTCGTCAATCTCATCTTCGTCAAAATCTTCGTCAAAATCTTCTTCTTCATCAATATTGTCATCTTCTTGATCTCTTAACTCTGCAAGTAAATCTTTTATTTCCTCACACATTAAAGATTCTTTATCGTGCAATTTTTCTACACTATCTATCTTCTTTTCTATTTTATCAATTATTTTATCTTTGTTCATTTTATCTCCTATGGTGTTCCAGCTTGAAACTCGTAAGTACACCTAATAGTCATTCTTATACCACCTATAGGAAACAATGTACCCTCGTCTGTTTCTACAGATATAACTTCTGTATCAAGTGCATTACTATTTCTTGTAATATCAGATTCCAAAGCAGTTTCAATAGCAGTAATCAATTCATTTCTTTTTGTGTCAATATTTACCTCTGCACCTTTTACAAAACCTAGTACAAGAAAATCAATAGTACCAATCCTTGTTTTTGCACCTGACCCTATCTCTTGATCTTCCCTTGTTTCTTCTGATGTTTGTATTATTACTGCTGGGTATTGTTTATCTGACAATTCATCTAATTGAAAAGGTTGTCTTGTAGCTTTTTTTATATTTGGGCTAGATATAGCTGATATGACAGATAATAAGTCTGATGCGATATTTTCTCTTTTACTCATAATGCTCTTTCAGTTTCTTTTTTTACAAATCTATTAAAAGCTTTTTTTATAGCTTGTTCTGTTCTTGCATTAAAGCCAAAAAATGGTCTTTCAGGTTTATTTAATACTTGAACAAATAATGCTCTTTGTGCCATTTCTGAATTACTAAAACCTAAAGATATTTTATTTTTTCCTGTTTTTTTTACAGTTGATGATGGTGTCAAACTTCCTAACATTCTCCCTGTGTAGAACAAATCAACTTTTGTTGGTTTTCCCTCTCTTTGTAATTGTTTTAAATAAGATGCAGAATAACTAGCAAATCGCCCTGTATCGAATCTTTGACCTTTTTTTGTTTTAGTTTTTATAAATTCTAATAACTGAAAACCAGCTTGTTTAATTCCTTTTTCTACAATTTTTGGAAATTTATTTTGAAATCTTTTTATATTTCTTTGAACTTGTTTTGAATTATCATTAAACCTGATATTTATAGCCATTATCTATTCAATCGTCTATATCCATGTAAAGGTTCTCTCTCGTTTGTTACAATAGTTCCACTTGCGTCAGTATCATATTCAACACCATCTTCTAAGATCATTCGCCATTCTTTGTTGTACTCTGACATATAATATTCTGCCATTCTTTCAAATCTATCTTTTTCTGTTTCTGGTCTAAATTTAGTTAATGCTGGTAATAAAAATCTTCCCAAAAATAAATAAACACCAGCACGTTCAAACTGATCTAAATTAACTTTTGTATTAACCATCTCTGCGGTATTTAAAACTGTAATATCTGTGAATACGTTTTGTTTATATACTGGAAACCACTCTACTCTTAA